GAAAGTTGAGGATATTGTTGATGAGGCTCAGCACGACATCAATGAAGTCAAGAAGCTGCATGAGACTGAGAGCCGTGGCGAAAACGAGTACCGGAAGGATCTCGGATACGTCTATGTAAAGAGCGCGACCAACGTCGCAAAGCTCTATGGGCCTTCGGTTGTGATTGGTGGGCTGTCGGTTGCAGCACTCACCGGCTCTCATGTTCAGATGACGCGAAGGAACGCTGCGCTTACAGCAACCCTGACGCTCGTTAGCAAGGCCTACGACGATTACCGCAAGCGTGTTCGTGATGAACTTGGCGTGGAAGGCGAGCGAGAGCTCTACCATTCCGTGAGCAACACGATCATTGCTGAGCGTGAAGATGGCACCAAGGATGTCGTGAAGGTTGCCGACCCGAACTCGTGGTCGCCATACGCGCGGTTCTTCGACGAGAGCTGCAGCGCATGGGAGAAGTCTTCCGAGTTGAATCGGCTTACAGTTCAGATGACTCAGAACTACTACAATGCACGTCTTCAGACACGAGGACATGTGTTCCTGAATGAGGTGTACGACGCGTTCGGAATTGAGCGTTCGTCCGCTGGGTCTGTTGTTGGGTGGGTCCTCGATAGCGACGGGCCTGGCGACAACTACATCGATTTCGGGATGTTCGAGGCCTACAACCGAGACTTCGTCAATGGTCAAGAACGGTCCATCCTCCTCGACTTCAATGTCGATGGGGTCATCTACGACAAGATCTAGGAGACATACATGAATGAGAAACTAGACGAGCTCCTGCAAAACAAGTGGGTGACTCACACTGGCGTTGGTGTGCTGGCGTTTGCTGCTGGCGTTGGCGTCACGATGGGTATTGAGTACGCGGTCAAGAATGGTCTGTTCGAGAAGGCCAAGCATGCCATTATGAACAAGACCGAAGAGATCGTGGATGAGGTGGTTCCTCCGAAACTCGTGATCGTCGAGACCGAGAGCGAGGATCTTCCTCCGGCGGACGAGCCAAAGGGCATCGACGAGGATGAGATTGATATTCTCGATCCCGCGTTGGAGCTCCCAAAGCCAGACCCAAAGACGATCACGGTCGACCACGTTCAGATGCACCGCTACAACCAACTCGTGGATCAGTACGTACCAAAGAACATCGCTTTGGATATTTCGCTCGATCACAGCGAGTACCACACGAACTCGGAAAGGACAGAGGAGTATATCCGTTCTAACGTGTTTGAGCAGACGATCGATGGCTGGAACTACGCGGATGAGGTCGCCACGCGTTCCCCAGATCGTCCGTACGTGATTCATCGTGACGAGTTCTGGAACGAAGAGAAGGGTTATGACCAGTCAACGCTGAACTACTACGCGGGTGACGATATCATGACCGATAGCGATGACACGCCGATCTACAACTACCAAAACACGGTTGGCGAGCTTCTCTTTGGGCACGGGTCTGGCGATAAGAACGTGTTCTTCGTTCGGAACGAGAAACTCAAATCCGAGTACGAGATTATTCGAGACATGGATAGCTTCTCGTCTGTTGTTCTGGGGATGGATCTTGATGGTCGTAGCGACCTGAAGCATTCTACTCGGAAGTTCCGATTGGATGAGTGACCCCAATGGATGCCTCACTTGACCAGCTATATTTTGACTGGTTGTATGCAAAGGTGCATCTAAAGAATGCTCCGTACCTGTCATATTTGGATTTGCTTCGTGCCTTGCATGACACCGAATTCGTTTGGTTGCTGTCTGGAGATGACAATCGGGTGGCCGACGGACTGGACTTGAGGGATGACTTCGCCCTTGAGTCCGGTCTATCGGTGGACTGTAGTTGGTTCGACTACGGATGCTCTGTGCTTGAGATGATGGTTGCTTTCTCAAGAATAGCCAACTTCGAAACCGACATACCGGCATCCGATTGGTTCTGGGTATTCATCACGAACCTTGGACTAGGTGACTGTCACGACGACATATTTGCCAAGCACAAGGTCGCACCCATTTTGGAGAAGTTCATCTGGCGTACGTACGAGTACAATGGCTCTGGTGGGATGTTCCCACTGAAAGATCCACATGACGATCAAAGAAAGGTTGAGATCTGGTACCAGTTCTGTGAGTATCTGTTCGACGAAAACAATTCCTGAAAGGAGGTTGCGTGGATTTCTATAAGATGGTGGTGAAAGAGAGTCAGAGTGGAGTCCTCCAACTACGCCCAGACTGGATTGTCGGACGATCGAAGGACCTCATGACACGCGGTGGGTCGTTCTACTGCGTTTGGAATGAGGATACCGGCCTTTGGTCAACGGATATTTACGACGTCCAGCGTCTTGTTGACCGAGACCTCAGAGCCCACGCAGAAGAACTTGAGATTCGCAACCGGGCGCCATACAAGGTCTCAACTCTTGAATCAAACAGCACTAGACTCTGGGATGAATTCCAGAGGTATCTACGGAACAGCAGCAGCAATAGCCATAACCTTGACGAGAAGTTGACCTTCGAAAACACAGAGGTCAAGAAGTCCGATTATGTTAGCAAGCGACTTCCATATTCTCTCATCCCTGGGGACACCACCGCCTGGGATTCGATTGTGGGCACGTTATATTCTGAGGAAGAGCGAGCCAAGATCGAGTGGGCTATTGGTGCTGTTGTCTCCGGAGACAGTAAACGGATCCAGAAATTCCTCGTGTTCTACGGCCCCCCTGGAAGCGGGAAGTCAACGATCCTGAACATCATCGAGGAGTTGTTCGAGGGTTACACTGCAGTGTTCGACGCCAGAGAACTAGCTGGACAGAACAATGCCTTTGCCACGGCTGCGTTCAAATCGAACCCGCTTGTAGCTATCCAGCACGATGGTGACCTGAGCAGAATCTATGACAACACTAAGTTGAACTCGATCGTCGCGCACGAGACGCTTACAGTGAACGAGAAGTACAAGACGCCGTTCGAGTCCAAGTCAAATGCTTTTCTGTTCATGGGGACTAACGTTCCAGTCAAGATCACCGACGCAAAGTCCGGAATCATTAGGAGACTCATCGATGTTGTTCCTACTCAGAGGACGATTGATCATGATACCTATCATGCTCTCATGGAGCAGGTCAATTTCGAGCTCGGCGCAATTGCTTACCGTTGCCTTGAACGATACCGGTCAATGGGGGCTAATTTCTATTCAGGGTATCGACCAACCGAGATGATGCTGCAGACGGACGTCTTCTACAACTTCATCGAGTCGGCGTTCGATGTGTTCAAGAACGGCGATGGAACTACACTCAAGCAGGCTTGGAGTCTGTATAAGGAGTTCTGCCTGGACACGGGGATCGAGAAGATGCTTCCGCAATACAAGCTGCGTGAGCAACTGAAGGATTACTTTGAGGAGTTCCACGAGCGATACACGCTCGACGGGGTCGATGTAAGGAGCTACTACAAAGGCTTCAAACATTTGACCCCCCCGGTCCCTAGAAGTGACCTCCCGATCAAGACCGACGGCGTTTACCGAATCGAGCTCGTCGATCAGCCATCCATATTGGACGAGTTCCTGAGAGGTGAGCCTGCCCAGTATGCAACAGACATGGGAACGCCTAAGAAGAGGTGGGCGGATGTAGAGACAACTCTCGATGACATCGACACTAGAGAGTTGCATTACGTAAAGGTTCAGCCGGAGCATATCGTGATTGATTTTGATCTCACGGACGAAGACGGTAACAAGTCCATGGCCGCGAACCTTGAAGCGGCATCGGTCTGGCCCGCCACATATTCTGAGGCGAGCAAGAGTGGCAACGGTCTGCATCTCCACTACAAGTACTATGGCGATGTGAGTGAGCTGTCAAGCGTCTACGACATCGGAATTGAAGTTAAGACGCTTCTGGGGGATTCAAGCCTCCGAAGAAAACTAACAGTCTGCAACAACATGAACATCACCACACTCAACGGTGGGCTTCACAAGAAGGAGAAAAAGATTCTCGACGCCCAAACAATCAAGAGTGAGAAGGGTCTACGCGACCTGATCGTACGAAACTTGCGTAAAGAGATCCACCCAGGAACCAAGCCTTCGGTGGACTTCATTCACAAGATCCTCCAAGACGCATACGACGGAGGATTGTCGTATGACGTGCAAGATATGCGAGGCGATATTCTCTCGTTCGCTTTGAAGAGCACTCACAAATCCCGTGAGTGTGTGAGTCTTGTCCAGAAGATGCAGTTCATCGGCAAGAATGAGATGGCTGAGGCTTCTACCGAAGGCCCAATCGTCTTCTTCGATGTCGAGGTTTACCCGAATCTCTTCGTTGTGTGTTGGAAGGCTGAAGACTCCGACCACGTGGTCAGAATGATCAATCCGTCGGCAGCAGACATCGAGGAACTCCTTAAGCAGAAGCTTGTTGGATTCAACAACCGACGGTACGACAACCATATTCTGTACGCGAGGTTTCTTGGGTATTCCAACTCCGAACTGTATCACCTCAGCGACAAGATCATCAATGGCGGGAACGACCGTAAGGTTCTCTTCGGAGAAGCTTATAACCTGTCATATGCTGATATTTACGACTTTAGCTCCAAGAAGCAAGGGTTGAAGAAGTTCCAGATCGAGCTCGGGATCCTCCACATGGAGATTGATATCCCATGGAATCAGGATGCCCCCGAGGAGCTATGGGACAAAGTGGTTGAGTACTGTGTCAACGACGTCGTCGCAACGGAAGCGGTGTTCAAATCCAGAGCGCACGATTTCTCCGCGAGGAAAATTCTGGCAAAGCTTTCTGGAATGTCGATCAACTCGACCACACAGGCACACACCTCCAAGATCATATTTGGAGGCGATAAGAATCACAAGGACGCGTTCGTTTACACGGATCTGTCCAAGGAGTTTCCCGGCTATAAGTTCGACGGAAAGGAGAGTGTCTATCGTGGAGAGATCACCGGTGAGGGCGGATATGTATATGCAGAGACCGGTATTTACGAGAACGTTGCGCTTCTGGACGTGGCGAGTATGCATCCGACGAGTATCGAGCAACTTAACCTCTTCGGGAAATACACTTCGAACTTCAGCGATCTCAAGTCCGCGAGAATGGCAATTAAGCATAAGGACTTCGAGCGGGCCAGTACGCTGCTTGACGGTAAGCTCGCAGAGTTTCTGGGAGATCCCGAAGATGCTGAGGCTCTGGCCTATGCTCTTAAGATCGTCATCAACATCGTCTATGGACTCACTAGCGCAGGATTTGACAACCCTTTCCGGGATAACCGTAACGTCGACAACATTGTAGCCAAGCGTGGCGCATTGTTCATGATCAACCTCAAGAACGCTGTGCAGGCACAAGGGTTCCAGGTTGTCCATGTGAAGACGGACTCGATCAAGATCCCTGATGCGACTCCCGAGATCATCCAGTTCGTAAGCGACTACGGACGTGATTACGGGTATGACTTCGAGCATGAGGGAACTTACGACAAGTTCTGTCTCGTGAATGACGCGGTCTATATTGCTAGAGAAGGTGATAAGTGGACCGCTGTTGGTGCGCAATTCCAGCATCCATATGTCTACAAAACCTTGTTCAGCGAAGAGCCTGTCGAGTTCGCGGATCTTGTTGAGCCACGAAGCGTTCTGCAGGGCGTGATGTATTTGGACTTCGAAGGCAACGGCCAAATCGATCAAATGCAACACGTCGGTAGGACCGGTGAGTTCGTCCCTGTTGAGCGTAATGGCGGTGCTCTATATCGTGTTAAGGACGACAAGATGTACGCTGTAACGCGCACTAAGGGGCATATGTGGGTCGAACGTGAGATTGCTCAGAGCCGACTCGACAATAATGAGGAAATCGACATCGACCAGGCATATTATGATGGTATGGTGACGGCAGCAAGAGAGGCAATCGAGAAGTTCGGTTCCTTTGAAGAATTCACTACAAAAGGAGACAAGTGATGTCTAGTAAGATCGATTCGTTCATCGTTGAGGACGGTGAACTCATGGGAGGGCCGTACCGGAACTTCTCAGGACGGGAAGGCATGTACAATCGCGAAGGCGATCGTAGCTTCTGCCTTATCCTGGACCCTGAAACGGCAGATACGCTCGCCGCTGATGGATGGCGCGTGAAGATCCGAGAGGGACGAGAAGAGGGCGATCAGCCGACTGCCTATATTTCGATCAAGGTGAAGTACGGGAACCGGTCTCCGAACGTCGTCATGATCACGTCTGAGGGCCGTACGCATCTGGATGAGAGCAACGTTGAGATCCTCGATTGGGCTGACATTCAGAAGGTTGATGTGATGTGCCGCGCATATCACTGGGAGCACAACGGAGACACCGGTATCTCCGCATATCTCAAGTCGCTCTACGTCACGATCGACGAAGATCCGCTTGAGCGCAAGTACAACAGCTACGAACTTGAAGCCGACTGACCACAACTAAGACAAGGAGAAACGAAACATGAGTATCGAGTTTGAGGGGTTCATCCGGACCCCGTTTGAAGTCCGAGCAATCCGAGTGACCGAGGAGAACATCGAGGAGGTTGGCGAGTTCGTTCGTACTTCTGCGACACCTCGGCATGACGGTTCCATCGTTGTGCGCACTTTCCGACTGTACGTTGGGTGTTGGGTTGTTCTCATGGGCGAACGAGACAAGGTTCGAATCTACTTCAACGATCGAACGTTCTTTGAGCAGTTCGTTCCTGCTACGGAGGGGTTGACGAAGTCTATCGCCGACTATATCCTGGACTTGGACGAGACTGCAGAGGTCCCTCAGGTAGTGACTGAGACCTGATAAGAAGAGATACGAAGGTGCCACAAACTACTCTGGGCTTCGGAGAGATTTGTGCCGTCTGGACAGGCGCCCCTTAAGCCGTTGTCAGGCCACCATCTTCTCGCAAGAAAGACATGTCCTATAATGAGAAGGAAAGTAAGACACGACGGTGGGCCGAGAGAACGGCCCCTACTTGGTGGCGCCTGAAAAAGCGCTTAACGCCTGATTTTCGATGGATCAGGAACCCATGCCTTCTCATTTTTTTATTTTTCTAATCTTGGAGGGTAGATGACATTCACCTGTGCAATCGGCAAGTTTGTTTTCAACAAGAAGATCGGCCTCGGTAAGGCTAAGCTGATCCGTGACACCGTTCAGGGTCAGAAGCTCATTCCGTCGGATGGGCAGTTGCTGAGAGACGAGACTGACTGTCTCGAATTCGCTCGCATCCAGTTCAAGGACAGCGGCGGGCATCTTCTTGAGCGAGTGATTCTGGCGTAATCCTGTCGTCTGAGCGACGTTAAACCGCCTTAAGCTCAGAGCGTTAGTGGGGACAGTATTGGCTAACTTAGCCGGACGTCAATATTGGGTTTCCATAAACCCTAACCCACTAGATGGACTGTGAAGGGACAACACAGAGCGCTTCGGTAACGTACAGCCGAAGTTCAGGTAAACAAAAAACCGCTGAGATTATATTTCATCCTGTTTTCCCAGGATGACTTCTTTCTTGTGTGAGGGATTGCCGGCCCACAAAAGGGTGGACCCCTACGGAAACACACGAGAGGTCTCAGGACGGCCGGAGAGTAAAGGTATTCAAGCAGTGTCGTAAAGGCACTCACCACACTCTCCGGTCTCAAACTTCTTCAGCGTTCGGTAATATCTGAACTGTTGAAGTTCTAGCGGATGCTACGGAACCATATCCCCACCATTATAGGATTAAAGCCGTACTAGCTGAGACTATGCATTGGTCTGGTCAGCTCATCCGCAAGTTCGCCTGAGATCAAGGACAACTGAGATTGATCTCAAGGAGACGACCCACACGGGTTATCTTCTTTTCTTTCGCATCTTTTACACCTCCTATAATGAGAGACAAACTATAACAGGAGGATTGATAATGCAGTCATTCTATTCATACTACGGATCTCCGCTACACCTCATCATTGAGGATGATCTGGCTGATGCTGCCAATTACGTGGCCGCTGAATTCATTCAGGCGCAAGTGCGCTACAGGGAAGAGACGGGAACCAACTGGACCCCCGATCAACCACTGAGCATGCATGTGACTGATGAGCAGGTGGCTGCTTACGACAGTGTCGGATCGATCATCAACAAACTGGTTGAGGTGAACGGTAGAGGTTTGGAGATCAGTGAAGAGATGACCCCGTCAGACATCATGCTGGTTAAGTTGTGATCAAAAGGAGGACCCCTAACACGGGTTCTCTTTTTTCTCGCACCATTAAAGGGTTAATCTTTTTGAAATTCGAATGGAGACATAATATGAAAGATGATAGTAAAGAACTAATAAATGATGTTTCTGATCTACTTAGACAGATAGCTAATGATCTGGAAGATGAAGACACTTCCATTGCTGAAATCATAGAGCATGCAAAAGCGCTTAAGAAGGTGAGTAAAACTCTTAAGTTTCTTAAGGATGTAGAATTAGAGCGGTTGATCGACGATCTCACTAATTAACAGAGGGGGGTATATTAATGCCAGTAAAAAGAAAGTACCCAAATATCCCGGATGGGTTCATGGCTGAGGCTAAGCGAATCCGGGTCGGTTTGAAGCGTCGAAGTCGCAATTAATACGTTTCCTATAATGAGAGACTACAAAGGAGACTGGCATGGGAATGCAGTACATTGACGGCCACTACGGATACGTCGTGGAGTTTGATAGTCTTCCTGCCCTGCCGGTCACCGGTATTGGATACGAGAAGCCATTCGCGGAAGCGTTGACTGATGCTATCCTGAACCGAGTGATCACAGAAGGCGGGAAGTACTTCATCAGACTCACGGCGCAGATGGGTGACTACTTCAGGTACGAGATTGACAAGATCACTGACTGAGTAGAACTCAAAGGAGGACCCCTAACACGGGTTCTCTTTTTTTCCCGGGCCTATAGCTCAGTTGGTAGAGCAACGGACTTTTAATCCGATGGTCGAGGGTTCGAGCCCCTCTGGGCCTACCAGCGCAAATAATACACTCCATATAATGAAACACACTTAACAAGGAGAGATACAATGGAAGACCCATTCAAGATCGAATTCGAAGACGGAACCACCTACTCGTGGTCGACGTTCGTTGCCTCATGCGCGGTTGGATTGGCGGGAGCCGTCCTGATCTGCATGGGCATCGAGGCGACCATGAGCTGGAAGGAGCGACGCGAAGATCGAAAGATGAAGGAGTCGGCTGAGAAGTTGAACACCTTCTACGTGTGATGAAAAGCGGAAGCCCCATACAGGAGCTTTCGTTTTCGCCGTCGTCTGAGCGACGTTAAACAGCTCTTAGGCTCAGAGCGGTAGCCATGAGGCTGCGTGACCGTGTTTGTGGTTCACGGAAGCAGATGTCGGGTAGCTCCCTATATCTGGAGAAAGTAAAAAGACCACCCTCAAGAGATCCTACGCCATGTTCCGGTGTAGGGCATTCTGGGATGGGCCTCTGCCTGACCCGTCCCCGGACACCCCGAGCGAACAGCACACCGAATCCAACAAGGAGAACACCACCATGGACAACACACCGAACACCATCTCGATCGACGGCACCGACTACGTGCGAGCCGACAGCGTGATCGGCAAGGACTTCTCGTCCAGCCCGGTCCGCATCGTCGTCCTCCAACGCGGCTGGGTCGTCGTCGGCTACTACGCCGAGGACGGCGACAAGGTCACCGTCGAGCAGGCGAAGATCATCCGCCGCTGGGGCACGACCAAGGGGCTCGGTGAACTTGCCACCGGTCCCGTATCTGAGTCGGTGCTGGACCCGGCCGGAATGGTCGAAACCCACCGGTTGGGTGTGGTGCTGACCATCGCGTGCGACGCCGACGCGTGGAAGGCCCACCTGTGACCGCGGTGATGGGGTCGGTCGGAGAGGACGCCCAGGCGTCCCTCGGCGACGGCTACGGCTACGGCAACGGCAACGGCTACGGCAACGGCAACGGCAACGGCGACGGCTACGGCGACGGCTACGGCGACGGCTACGGCGACGGCAACGGCAACGGCTACGGCAACGGCAACGGCAACGGCTACGGCTACGGCTACGGCAACGGCTACGGCTACGGCAACGGCAACGGCAACGGCTACGGCTACGGCACCGGCTGGTGATTGTGCGGACATCAATTACAAGCTCGTCATGGTTCGCATCTAGCGCTGTCGCAAGTTTTACATCCCCTATAATGGAAACACATCCATCAAGGAGATCTGACATGAACGACGACAACGTCACCACCGAGGACACCACCGACGAGACCGAAGACTTCGACAGCACCAGGGCTGTCGCGCTCCTCGCGACGATCGGCCTGATGGCTTCCGGAGCAGCAATCTGCTACGGGGGCCATAAGACCGTGAAGTACGTGAAGCGCGTCGCAGCCAAGACCGCTCAGAAGTACCAGGACAAGAAGGATGGCGTCATCGAGGCGACCATCGTGGAAGAGAAGGAGACCAAGAAGAAGTGATCCAAAGGA